GTTAATAATAAATGGATTATTCAAGATTATATTGATAATCCATTAAAAATAGATAATAAAAAAATGCATTTTAGAATTTATGTATTATTAATAAAAACTGCAAAATATACTCAAGTATTAGTTTATAATAAGGGATATATATTTTTATCAACAAAAGAATATAATAAAGAATTATTAGATGATGATTCTAATTTATCGGGTGGAGATTCTTGGGAACAAATGAGATTATATCCTCATAAATTAATTGAGCAATATGGTTTTGAAAATTATAGAAAAGTATTAAAACAAATTAATGTAATTGTAAAAACTACAATGAAAGCAACAATTGATGATTTAGTATGTATTAATAATAAAATAAAAGATTATAAGTGTTATAAATTATTAGGATATGATATATTGATTAATGAAGATTTTAAATTATATTTAGGTGAAATAAATTCAAGAACTGTAAATGTAAAATTTCCAATCAAAAATATGTATGAAAATTTAATTGAAATTATAAAAACACCTGGGCCAATATGTAATAAATATTTAAATGAAAATAATTTAAATTATTATTCAATTATTAATGAAAAAAATAAAATTAAAAAAATAAAAGGTGGTAATGTAAATAAAAATGATATATGCTCATTTAAAAAATATATTATATTATTTTTAATCTTAGTTGTAAGCTATTATTTTGTTAAAAAATATAAATTATTTTAATAATTATTTATAATACTAATAATAAATTTTTTTTTTAATTTAAATTTTACATTTTTATTTTTAATTTATTTTAATTTAATTTCTAATTTAATTTCTTTATATTTTTTATAAAATAATATTTTTAATAAAATTAATTAATTTAAATTAAAATAAATTGAAAAAAAAAATATATATATAATATATAATGGAAATGAATAATCTCACACCAATGCTTATGCTTGTAGTCTTATTTATGGTTGTCTCACATCCTAAGACTTACGAATTCACCGCTGGTTTAGTCAACATGGTCTTACCAGATGTTGACTTAGTCGACGAAAACGGTTGTCCTACTATGATGGGTCAAGTATTACATGCTGTTGTCCTTGTTTTACTTGTTTGGGTAGTCAATAATCATTTATTAGAAGGTGAACAAAGAATTCTTCATTAAGTGCTTTAAATAGAAAAACTTAAATATAAAACTTAAAAATATGTATTTTTTTTTGTTTTAGTTTTAAATTATGTAATATAAGACACTTAAAAATAAAATAAATATTTTTATAAAATGAGCCAAGAAAATAATATAGATGAATCCGAACATATAACAAATATAAATGATGTAGAAGATGTTGCAAAAGAAACTTTTGCTTTCCAAGCAGAAATTAATCAATTAATGAGTTTAATTATTAATACATTTTATAGTAATAAAGATATTTTTCTTAGAGAGTTAGTTTCCAATAGTTCTGATGCTTTAGATAAAATAAGACATGAATCATTAACAGATTCTAGTAAGTTAGATGCAGAATCATCATTACATATTAATCTTAAAATAGATAAGACTAATAATACTTTAATTATTGAAGATACTGGAATTGGTATGAGTAAATCAGATTTAATTAATAATTTAGGTACTATTGCAAAATCTGGTACAAAAGCATTTATGGAAGCAGTTCAAAGTAATGCTGATTTATCCATGATTGGACAATTTGGTGTAGGTTTTTATTCTGCTTTCTTAGTAGCAGATAAAGTAGATGTTATATCTAAACATAATGATGATGAGGAGTTTATGTGGGAATCTAATGCGGGTGGTAGTTTTAGTATTACACCATCTAATGTAGGATTAAAACGAGGAACACAAATGATTCTTCATTTAAAAGAAGATCAAACACATTTAATTGATGAAAATAAGATTAAGGAATTAATTAAAACTCATAGCCAATATATTAATTATCCTATTTCTATTCTTGTTCAAAAAACTAAAGAAGTAGAAGTTGATGATAGTGAAGAAGAGGAAGTTGATGCAGATAAGGAAGCAGATAAGGAAGAGGAAGCTGATGCTGATAAGGAAACCAGTGTGGATAAAGATGAAGATGGTGTAATTGAAGAAGATGATGAAGAAAAAGAAAAACCAGTTGAGAAAAAAAAGAAGACTGTAACAGAAACTTATGAAGAATGGGACAAAATAAATGTTGAAAAACCTTTATGGCTATGTAATCCAGATGAGATTACGATGGAACAATATAATAAGTTTTATAAGCATATGTCAAATGATTGGAATGATTGTAGTGTAGTTCAACATTTCTCAGTAGAGGGGCAATTAGAATTTACTTGTTTACTTTTTGTACCAAACAAAGCACCATTTGATATGTTTGAACCTAATAAGAAAAAGAATAATATTAAGTTATATGTTCGTAGAATATTTATAACTGATAAATGTGAAGACTTATGTCCAGAATGGTTATCATTTGTAAAAGGTATTGTGGATTCTCAAGATCTTCCATTAAATATTTCTCGTGAAACATTACAACAATCTCAAATAATGAAGGTAATGAAAAAGAATGTAGTTAAGAAGATTTTAGAAAAACTTAATGAATTTACTGAAAATGAAGAAGATTATAATGCATTTTATGAACAATTTAATAAGAATTTAAAATTAGGTATTCATGAAGATAGTGCTAATAGAGAAAAAATTGCTAAATTACTAAGATATACTTCTACTAAATCATCTGATAAATTATGTTCATTAAAAGATTATATTTCACGAATGAAGGAAGGTCAAGAACATATATATTTTATATCTGGTGAATCTAAAGTTGCTGTAGAAAGTTCATTATTCCTTGAAAAATTAACTAGTCGTGATTTAGAAGTATTATTTATGTGTGATCCAATTGATGAATATTGTATGCAACAATTGAAGGAATTTGATGGTAAGAAATTTGTAAATATTACTAAGGAAAATCTTGATTTACCATTAACTGATGAAGAGAAAAAAGCAGAAGAAGAAAAAAAGAAGGAATTTGAGGATCTATGTAAAACAATGAAGGAGATATTAGGAAATGCTGTTGAAAAAGTTGTTTTATCTAATCGTCTAAATAATTCTCCGTGTTGTTTAGTAACTGGTGAACATTCATGGTCTGCTAATATGGAAAAAATTATGAAAGCTCAAACATTACGAAATGATTCTATGATGACTTATATGACACCTAATAAAATTTTAGAAATAAATGGAGATAGTAAAATAATTAATGAATTAAAAAATAAACTTGTAGAAGATAAAAATAATATTAGAATTAAGGATATTACATGGTTATTATATGACACAACTTTATTAAATTCTGGTTTTAACTTAGATAATCCAACCCCATTCTGTAATAGAATTAATAGATTAATCAGTCTAGGTTTAAGTGTTGATGATGAAGAAGATGAAAATGTGGAAGAAAATGAAGTTGAGGATGCTAGTACTGAAATAGAAAATGTAGTAGAGGAAACACTAGAAGATGAAAATAAGATGGAAGAATTAGATTAAATAAACAAAATACTATTTTACATAAAAAAATATTAATTATAAAAAATTAATTCCCCAAGCTATATCAGCCGAATATGTTTTATAAATATTGCTATATTCAATATTGGGATTATTTAAATAAAATATATCATCTATATTTTTTTTTTTATTATTATTTATAAATACTTCTAAGTTTTTTGATATATTTGAAAATATATTGAATATTTCTTTATGTAAAATAGTATTTTGTTTATTTATTATATTAGTCTTATATTTTTTTTCTTCTTCAGAATATGTTAAATTTGATATAATTTTAAATGTATTAGGATTATTATTATTTTTTATACTTATAAAAGATACATCATTTTTTAAATATGATTTAAGTATAATATATGAAATTTCTTGGGGGAAATGATGTGTTAAAATATGATTTATATATTCAAGTGAAATACCATTTGTAAAAGAGTGTATTTTATAAAATCTATAAATAATTTCGAACAGATTATCTTGTTGTAATAAAATACAACCTATTGAATATATTGTTTTTTTATTTTTCATTTTTACTAAAATACTTTTATTATAATTTTTATTTTGTTCAAGTGGTTTTTTATCTATATAAATATTAAACATTTATTATAAATCTATAAATCTATATATTTATATACATTTATATACATAAATGGTAATTAATATTTTTTTTGTTATAATTTAATATAATGAAAAGTAAAAGTTCTAATATATTTTTAGAAATATATGCTAATAAATTTTTAGTGCTTGGTGCTATGAATTATCTAGTTCTCGCTGTTTTTAATATAAATATAATAGAAAAATTAGGTGAATATACATCTAATATTGTAACAACTATATTATATGTTTTGATTGGTTGTGCTGGATTATATCAACTAAATCGTAGAGATTTTTATTTACCATTTTTAGGAAGAACAGTATATCCTTGTGGAAATTTAGTAGAAAAAAAACCATCAAATGCTACTGTAACAAAAACAATTAAAACTGCCCCTAATATTAATGTTATTTATTGGGCAGCAGAATATGATGATGAAATTTTTGAAGATCCATACATAGCTTATGATAAATATGCAAATAGTGGGGTTGTAAAATCTGATGCTGATGGAAATGCTGTATTAGAATTTAGAAAACCTCAAGGATATAAAGTTCCATATAAAAGTAAAAGATTAAAACCACACGTCCATTACAGAGAGTGTATTTCAAATGGTATGTTAGATCCAATTAAAACACTTTATATATAATATATTTAAAGTGTGCTATAGTAATATATAAATAGTTATAATGAATCATCTTGATGCCGATCCACATCTTATTAAATTTACATTAGAACAAACACGAAAAGAAAGAGATAAAGCACTAGAAGATTTTAAAAAAAGTAATTTAAAAGTGGAAAAATCTATTGAAATTATTAATATGATTACTAGTAAAATTGATACAAAAAAAATTTTTACTAAAACCGAGTGTGATGAAATTCAAAATTATATTTATTTAGCAATGAATAATTTTTAATTTTTAATTCATTTTAATAAATACTTGATAATGAGGTATTTGTTTAATAGATTTATTTTTTTGACTATTCATATAAAATATAAATTCTTTGTTAGGAATATAAGATTTTAATATACCTTCAATAAATTTTTTTTTGTATAATATGTCTTTATTTATAATTGGATTTAACCATAAAACACAATGTTTAATATTTGGTTGTAAATCATATGGATATGTATTTGGTTGTAAATTATATAATTTATTATTTAAGAATTTATTTAATATATATTTTTCATAATTAATATATTTATTCATTTCATTTTCATATTTTTTTTGAACTTCTGGTTTTCTATATATTTTTTTAGAAAAATCAAAAGTTTTTAAAGTTTTCCAATCCATATCTATATATTAAAAATATTTAAATAATAAATTTAAATTTAAATTGATAATAAATTTAAATTTAAATTGATAATAAATTTAAATTGATAATAGATATATACCTTCAATCAATATATTTATTATCTGCATAAGCACTAGTTTTTCCATTTTTTTTTAATTTGCTATTTTTTGTTAATTCATTAAGATGTTCTTCCATTTCTTTAATAGTATATACATGTTTATACATTAATTCCATTTTTTTACATATTTCTACAGTAATAATATCATTTCTTTTACCTAATGACAAAAGCACATTCATTAATTGTTTAAAACCTTCTTCAGATGGTAATCTAGTATTTTTAATAGGTGACGACATTTTATATATATATTTTACGAAATCAATTTAAAAAACAAAAACAAAAATATAAAAATATAAAAACAAAAAAAATAAAAAATATAAAATAAACATCTTAATTAAATTGATTTTTATATAAAATAATTTATCAAAAACCCAAGAACCTAATAATGACTTCTGTTATTTTTGTTGCATACAATTCTACAATTACTGGAAGTAAGATTTTGCGTGAATTAAATAAGTTGCCATCAATGCAAAAAAAACTATATGGTGGAGATGCATCAAATATGGTTAAAGCATATTGTCAAAATTATGATAAAGCTAAGAGTAATGAACCATATTATGATGTACTAGCATCACAAATGGCACTAAATAATGAAAAAATATTTGATCGTAATTTTACATATGTGTCAGTTGACTTGGAAGAGTCTGGTTCTAATTTAGAAGGATTTCATCCAAAACATGAAGATCCACTTGTATTTAAAATGAGATCAAAAATAATTAATGGCAAAACCACATTTACTCGAAAAGACTTTAATACAATGTATGAATATAATAATATTAATACAGAACATGTATTCATTTATGGTCCAATTACAAGTGAAATTTTATATGAACTAAAAGAAAAAATGAATACACATATTCAAAACAAAACCAAGTTGCATATTCATTTTCAAGGTGAAAATATCTTAAATAATGAAGGTAATGATGGTGATACTATTTATGGTATGGAATCTAAGGGAAATCTTTTCAAAAATTCATTCAATTATCAAAATAGTATGACTCCAGCCCGTGAATTTAGAAGATTTATTCAAGAAACACCAGAATGTGAAGCATTTACAATTTTATGTACTAGTACCGAAGCAGATCGTGTAACTGATGTCGAAGGTGTTCCTCTAAAATGGAAGGATAATAAGGGTAATGAGTCTGATATTATTGGAGGATTGCCTAAGATCTATTTATCATACTATGATGATATTACTAATTTAATTAATGGTAAATTTAATAATAATGAATGTAAATATGAGACACTTAATATAACAAGTATTTATCAAGATATGGTGGATAAAGATAATTCATCATCTATTGTATTTCTATTATTACATAGTATTACGGACCCAAATATTATTTTGATTGGAAGAGAGGCTTTTGAACTTACATATAAAAATAGAGTAATTCCTCATTATCAATTTTTAAATTGTTCACTTGCTCCAAAAGTAATTAAACCATCAAATATTTCTGAAATGCATAACAATATTGAATTAAATATGGGTCAAACAACACTTACATATTGGCCAGCATTTAAAAACGATAATTATGAACTAGAATATTCTAGTTATGATACAGTAAATCATTATAATATTATGAGCATTTGTTTTGAAATATGTGTGAATGACTTGTTAAAATATTATAAAAAAAAATGTGATTCAATTCAAAATAATTATATGAAATATATTGCTAAACCTTCTAATTTATTTCAATCACCATTACTAAATGAAATTCTGTTCTTTCCAGCACTTAATACTCTAATTAAATCAATTAATAGTATTGATTCAAATATACTATCACATATTCATCCAGAACTTACACAAGTTACTTCAAATGGTACATTTCTAGATAATATGAGAATTTCTAATATATATACAGAATATATTACTACAAAGTTAAATTCTAAATATGCTAATTAATCATGAATGCTAATTGGAGCTAAACATAATTTAACTTCACCTAAATTTGCTACTTGATAGCGAATAATAAGTGGATAATCATTTTTTAAATATAATTCTATAGATGAAGATAAATTAGTACATTTAGTAAATAATACTAAATATTTAAGTGAAAACATTCCTTGAATAATTTCATTTGAATTCTCTGTTACAACACAATTCATTCCACCAGAAGATGATTGACCAATACTAGTTTCTTGGTCGGCTATATCACCCTTACATTTAAATGTGATTTGTTCACCAAAAGTAGTAATTTCAATATTATCGGATAAATTAAACATATCACGACATATTTTTTGGAAATTACATGATGGCAATGTAATAACAGATTCAAATTCTAATGGTGGGATTTGAATATTTTCTTGATTTAAATCCATTAAATTCATTTTATATTGAGTTATTTGATTTGCTTCACCATTTTCCATACGAATTCCAAGTTGGTTTGTATTATTTTTTTCTACAAAAATTGTTAATATATCATTATTTTGCAATGACTTTATTAATTTAAATAAGTTAATAGTATTTATACCTAATAATAATTTATCTGGACAATGATACTTTTCAAATTTATCACTATCTAGTCTTAAATGAACTAATACTGTATGTGACGGATCCATTGCTACTACTTTTATATTTTCACCATCAAATTCTAAATTTGTGTCTGTTAATATTTCTTTTAATGCTTCAATTAATACTCTAAATGCAGATGATTGTACGGTTCTTAAATATAAACAATAGTTATCATAATTTGTATTATCGGTATTTTCAGACGTATCTGTCATTATATTATTATACTTAATACTTTTTAAATGAAATAAAACATATATAAATATTTTACTATTCTAATTAAAAACATCAATGATAAATATTTTATATATATATTTATTTTTAGGATTTGTTAATATATATACTATATTATTTTACAATAATTCTACTAAATATATATTAAATGAATCATCCAATGATAATATAAATAATGATGTAACTAATAATAATGTAAATAATAATGTAAATAATAATGATGTAAATAGTGATGATAATAATAACAATCAATCCATGATAAATAATAATGATGATAATAAGGAGATTTATAATATTAATTTAGCACGATTATATCAGATATGTATATGTGTTTTATTATTATTTAATCCTATTTATTATTTTATAAATAATTCTGATGTAAATAACATTGGTTTTATATTTTATAAATTTAATTATATAGCTTTTTTTATATTTTTATTTATAAATTTCAAACAAATTATTAAATACAAGTATTTAAATAATATTAATTTTAATAATATTTTGATGATATCTCAATTTTTAATATTAATAATATATGGTATAAGTGTATTTTTATCACATAAATATGATCATTTATTTTTATCTAATTTTTTAATTATTAATATTTTATTACATATATCTGAGTTTTATGGAACATATATTTATATAAATAGTATTATTTTATTTATATTAATATTTGTTAAATTATTACAAGATATTATATTACTTAACAGAAATATTGAAGAAAATATTGAAAAAAATAATAAAAAGGGTTTGATTAATTATTTTTATAAAATAATAAATTTAAAAAATACTGTTACATATACAATTAATGATTTTAATTATATATTAAACATTTTTACCTTAATTAATGTATTTTCATTAGGTTTGATCTATCATAAATATTCACAATTATCAGAAAATCAAAAAATATACTTTTATATATTAAGTGGATTTTTTGTAGTTATAGAAGGCACTTGTTTATCTATTATTATTTCAATTACTAAAACACGACAAAATATATTTAATAAAATTTATAATCCATTATTTATTAATAATTTTATAAAAAAATATGATTTAAATACATTTAATGATACTTTTGATATTGAATTAGATCTTACAAATATTGATATTAATAATACAACTATATTTAATTTATTAGAAGAAAATAGTACATCTATTGATTGGATTATATTAAATATTACCTTAAATTCAAAATGGGTAGATTTTGACTTATTTGGAATTAAAATATATAGTATTAACTGTATTACTAAAATTATTGCTATTACAGCAGTATTTTATAAAATTATTAATCTTTAAAATTTAATTCTTAATTATTAATCTTCACATTTTTCAGATGATGTGATTGGTTTAGGGTTTTTTTTTATCATACATTTTACAAATGGATCCTTTTTCATAGTATCTGGTAAAAATTCTTTTGATATATCTGATAATTTTTCATTAATATCAACAGATTCTTCGGTATTCCTTCTAGAATTATGTTGTGAAAGCATTTTTTCTATATTTGATGTACTTTTACATTGTGATTCTAAAATATTATCATCTGGTAATATATTATTAAAAAATGAATCTAATATAGATACGATAAAATCTATGGATAATTTATCAAATGCAGTTTTTACATTATTTATATAATCTTCTATATCTTCAAAAATATCTCCACCAACCATTTTTTTATTATTAACATTTCCACCTATCATAGCATCCTTAGTTTTATACATTAATTTTCCTAATAATTTGAAAATTATTAGTAATAACCATCCTAAATAATAAATAATATAATATATGAAAATTGCTGCGTAATAAATTACTTTTACAAGTATTTTAATAGCTGAAATTATAAATTCTATACCTCCATAATATATTCCTAATATAAACAAAGTATATGATACTAATAATACAAATACCGCATTTTCTTCATCAACTATATCAAATACATTTAATAACCATTTAAAAGTTTCTGATATTTTTACATATAATATTTGACTTATTGCATATACAAAAATTATAAAAATATAATAAATTACTAATAATATATATCTTCTATCATAAATAGATTTTTCTTCATCTAATCTTGCATTTTTATAATTAGGGTTTTTTTTTATAATTTTTCTATATATATCCATAATAGTATCCCATTCGGAATTTACACAACTAGATGTAATATAGTTTAAATTAGAATAAAATAATGAAATATAATATGGCGTAGATAATATTTCTGAGGTAGTTTTATTAAAACCATAATATAATAAAAGCCAGTTTTTTTTGAATCGTTTTTCTTTATTAAAAAATTTATTTAATCTAGATTCTAAATATTTAGGCGTATATTTTATTGGTTCACTATTTTCTGACTTTATTAATGTATTAAATTGTTCTTTCACGCTTGTACTTATTATGTTTATTATATCTACCATTTATATTATATAATATTATAATATTAAATATATATTATATACAAAATTAAAACATATATAGAAATAAATTCATTATTATATAAAATGGACCCTAATACAGAAATAGAAGAAGATTTTCTTACAGTAGATCATAAAGTTCCCGGACAAAATTTCGTATGTCTATCATTTATTAGTCCAGAGAAAATAATTAAAAGTAAGGAAACTTTTATTTTACATGAATTCTTAAAAAGTATGTGTGAAGAATATAAGATTAGTGAAGATAATTTAATTGATAAATTTGATGATTTTAAATATAAAAATGAAGCGGATTTAACCGAAAAATTTACCGAAGAAAATGATTTTTGTACAAATGTTAGAGGTGTAAAAATTAGGGGAGTATATGATACAAAAAGAGAAGCTGATGTTAGAGCAAAGGTTTTACAAAGACAAGATAAACATCATAGTGTATTTGTAGGTCAAGTTGGTTATTGGTTGCCTTGGGATCCTTCATTATCTTATCTTGATAAGGTTGAAGGTCAATACTTAGATAATGACTTAAACGCATTAATGCAAAAGTATAATGAAAATCAAGAAAATAAGGATGTATTCTTCCAAGAAATGGTAAAAGAAAAAACTACTACTAGTAAAGAAATTTCTGATAAAATGACTGAAAATGATGATCCATGGATGCAAAAAGTATCTGATAATAAAGATGAACTTTTAGAAAAAAAACAAGAAGAATCTGCTGAAAATATAATTGTAGAAGAGGTAAGTAGTAATGAAACAAGTCAATAATTAATATTTAAGAAATTAATAGTATTATTTTTATAGTATTATATTTTTTTTTGATTTATATATATATATAAATTACTAATGGATAATTATAAAAAAAAATATTTAAAATATAAGAAAAAATATTTAACTATTAAAAATATACAAAATGGTGGTAGTCGACCTATAAATCCATATCAACAAACTTTTTATCCCCAAACACAACAACAACAATATATGCAACAACCACAATACTCATATATGCAACAAATGCAACCGCAAATGCAACAAGAAGTAGTTGATCCTATTCAAACGGTTATTAAAAATACTTTATTTAGAGAAAAAAAACCTTTAGAAATAGGTGAACCACCAAAAGATGTTAAATCATCTGTTAAAAAATCCTCATCTGATTCTAAGGATAAAATTAGCGAAAAAAATTTAAAATTAGAGCAAACTATTCAAAAATTAAAAGATCAAGTTGAAGACTGTAAATCACAAAAACTTGAATTAATAAAGTTAGCGGCAATTCATAATTTAGATTTAAAAAAAAAACATAGAATTGATCATGAATCATTATTGCCTTATACATCATTAGGTAAAGAGAATTTTTTCCCAAATGTTGGACCATTTATTTATAATATGAAAACAAATTTAATAGAAGATGAACTAACAGAATTTAAAAATTATGATCTAGATAAGGATGATTTAGACAAAAAAGCTGCTATGGGAGATACTTTAACAGCTAAGAAAATAATGTTTAAAAACTTTATTGGATTTTTAAATAGTAATAAAGGTGGTCGATTATTTTTTGGAATATCTGATAATGGTAGAACATCTGGAATCCCAAATTTTAATACAAATGATATTGATGATTTACAAATGAAAATACAACAAGAAATTTTTAATACAATTATAGCATATAATATAGATACAGATACTAAATCGGGTAATGTAGATCCAAATAAAATTAATTTTGTATGGCACTGGTTATATAATTATGATTCATTCGAAAAAGAAAGTGAATCCGAATCCGAATCAGAATCCGAATCTGAATCTAAAACCGAAACCGAATCAAAATCTAAATCAAAATCTAAATCAAAATCAAAATCTAAATCTAAATCTAAATCTAAATCTAAAAAAAATAAAAAACCTTCATTTAGAGAGCCAGTCCTTCCACATAGATGGATTTTAGAAATTCAAGTAATGCCCGCAAAATCAAATTTTATTTACATGGATTCAGAAGATAATATATGGTATAGAATAACTGGTGCAACTGTAAAAAAAAATCTAGTTGAAGCTAAATTAATTTCATCACAAAGAGAAACAGAATTAGAAGATGAAGTTATTATAGCATTTTCTCCCGAAGGTGTGTTAGATCCTTATATAAATACTAAATAAATAATTAGTAATTATTACAAAAAATGTAATTATTTGCATTTAATTATTTGTATTTTCTTTTTTCCAATCATCTATTTTTTTTTTAAATAATTCATTTTGTTTCTTAATATCTGCATTATTATTATATTCTTCCAATTTATCTAGTGTTAATTCATCACGATTAAATGGATCAAAATTATGATATAATAAATGTTTTTTTATAACATTAAAATCAACACAATTTCCAGATGATGGTAATAATACTGGTTCTTCAATTAATGTATTATATAATGGATCTAAAAATTCATCTGGAATATTATCATATTCTTCTTCACTAGTTACTGTTAATTCATTTACATCTGTAATAAATTCGTAGAATAATAATACATTTTTATGTTTATGAATATTAACTAAATTATCATATATATTCATAAATACTTCATAATCAAATGATCGTGTATCATTTTTCATTATTTGATAATCTTCTTCTTCTAGTAATATATATATGTCAATTATATATAAAATTATCTTATAAACATTATTTTTATCCTTACATAATTCATTCATTTTAATTATATTTTTGTTTAATTTATGTAATGATATAGATATAATATCTTTATCAATATTACTTTTATGTTTTCTCAAAATATATTTATAAAATCTTATATAATCTTCAATATATATATAATATGTATTAGCTATTGTACTATAATCTTTATTTGTTTGAAATAATCTATAATATATCATAAAATTATTCATAAATATATTTATATCTTCCATAAATGATATTAAAAATTTTGATACATTACTTTTCTTTTCCATAATAGTACACATATTTGAATGTAATATATAAGGAGCATTAAATATACTGTTATATATACATACCATTTTATATTTTATATTATTTTTACTATAATCATCATAACTATCTAAATGTAAATAAAACATAAACGATTTATCTAATAATTCAACTATATCTATATTATTTTTATTTCCAGTAATATATACACTTTCATTACTATATATTTTATTGAAAAAATCTACTAATTTTATATCAATATTAATATTACTACATTTATTATTAAAAATATCGGCGAAAAACTTAAATAATTCATATTTTTCATTCAAATCCTTATACACATATGTATAATTATTATAATAAAATATATAGAAATCAATAATATTTATTATTATTGTACTAAATAATTCATTATTTTCTATATTATAATCGCGAGTTTTTATGATATGTATTAAATTTACATAATATTCATAAATATTTTCCATAATATATTTGTTTAATTTGTTATACATTTCATTGTTTTTTTTTATATATTTTTCTATTACTTTCTTATTATTACCAATAACATATTTCTTAATTATATCAAAATTATGTAATATATTATTATCATCACTAACATTTGCTATATAATAATTATAATCTGCAATAATATTATTATTATGTTCAATATCATCTAAACTTGATGGTATTGTTATATGAATTAATTTTAATATTAATATTTCATATGCTACATTTTTTTCATAAGCCGAAACATCCTCATATTTAATATTTAGTAAATCTACATTTTTCTCTATAAAATCAAAAATAGTACTATTTGTATAATTATTCTCTGATTTTATAAGATTATATTTATTTATTACGCTATCTAAAAGTATAAATAATATATTATCATTTAATTTTAATTTACTGATGGTTTTACACCTATAATTATATATATAAGATATATTATACATCCAATCCATAAACATATTTTCATCTTTATCTAACATATTTGAAATAATATTACCAAAATAATTTGAATAATTATTATAATAGTCTTCAGTATTCTTATAGACCTCATTTTCAAAAATATTATTACTTAAAATTTTATATACTAATACATCATTTAACTCTTCATATTTTTCAAATAATATCATGCTATAAATATTATTTTGTCTAATATTTTTCATAAAAATATTAATATATTCGTCTTCAAAACTTATCAAATTATTTTCATTATATTTATCAAAAATATTTAATATAAATATTTCCTTATTTTCATATAATATATCCTTATGTGAAATTATATTATTTATAACATTTCTATATTTATTTACATCATTTTTTAAATAATTACATAAATACTTAATATTATTTATATTATTCATATTTAATATTAAAAAGTTCAATAAAATCTCTTCATTATTTAACAATTCATCTAATAAATCAACAACTTTAGAAAATCCTTCATTATTAAATAATTTTAATAATTTTAGTTGATATTCCATAATATATTTATATATAATTTTGTTTAAATGTATTTTATTTATTTATATTAATATATATTATAATATGAAAAAAGAAAGAACATTTTCAATAACATACTCTGATCCAATTGTAATAGATCCTACAAATAGTTTTACTATTTTATATTTTTTACATAATTACAATACTCTTATAACTTAAATAACTTAAATAACTTAAAAGTATATCTTCATAACTATATAGATTATCTTATCTAAGTATATGAATTATTCACCAGAATATATTAATATAGATAATGAAATAGATAATGAAATAGATATATCATTCGGTCAATTTATAGTTAAAAATAATACCCATTATGTAAATAACACTATTACTGAAAATAATAGAGCAATTCATAAAGATATAGTATATGTTAAAGATAATAAAGTAATTAATATTAAGGAGCGAAATATGTCTAAAATTGCTGGTATTTTATATCTAAATAAGAATACAAAATATGGATTTAATAGTAAAAATATGCCATATTATGTTTTTAAACCATTAAATAAAAAATAT